CCCCGCGTTTTCGGCTTGCGCTTCCCTCCGAACCCGGGCGGTTTTTTATCAATAGTCACGATGATATTCACATCGAGATCCGCCTGGGAGTGAACAGCATTGACCGCAAGAATGTCGAAGCCCTCCTCCTTCGCCCTCTCCTCAATAAGCTGCTTCCATTTCTTTTTCCGCATCAGTTCCTCGAATGGGATGTCGAACTCGATGCGCTTCACCATCCTTGACGCGCCGGCGCCATCTGCGGCGCGGGGGTCGTGTCGGTACAGGCCAATGATTGCCTTCTTCATCCTATCCTCCCAAGGGGATTTCCCTTCGTCTGCGGGCGGTTTTTTTCATAGTCTTTACACTCTGTATTATTATCGACGAAATTGCACGGACGCTTTCGCTTGCGACAGACTCCAAGCCCAGAGAGATAGCGACACTCGATAGTCACATCGATCTGTTGAACCAGTTCTCGGATGTACTTCAGAACGGAAGGTCCGAGCATGACGTGTCGCTCAAGCTGCTCTCGGAATTTCAATAGTCGCTTGTGCGGGGTTCCCCCTGGCCGCGCATTCTCCAGCAACCGATCAACAGTCTCAATGAGAGGTTCAGCCGACATCTATTTGTACCCCAACACCTTCCGGTGCGGTCCTCCCATTTTCCGAACTACTCCAGCAATTTTTCTGGCGTATGGGTAGCTGGGAATGTTCCCGGGCCAATAGAGCCACGGCATCCTTGTCCTCACTTTTTTCCCTGACCATTTCCGTCTCAATACCATTCCGTATGCTGTGACCTTTGCTCCTCCCTCGACAGAAAACATTTCATCAAGAGTTGGGATGCGAACCCATGTGCGATTCTCTCGGAAGCATCCAGCCTCGCCTTCTTCACACGGAAGTCGGGCGTATTTTTTCCAGACGACTTGGCCTATCCCAAGGTCAGCGAGCCGCCCTCTCCACTTGCGACTCCCTATCACTGATTTAACTTTCTCCTCAGTCCATCGGTGAGGGTTCTGAGTAGCATCAACGAGGCCGATCCTTTTGGCATACTTCCTCGGGTTCGGGCCGATGGCACAACGGTTGCCACGGGACTCGCTCCAGATAACACCCCAGACTCCCCACGGGTTAATTTCGTTGTCGTATTCTGCGAGTGCATTGAGGAGGGCATGCGCCATTGTCTCGGCGCGTTCCTGCCATTGATCTTCCGGCGTAGGGATCCCGCATTCCCACCAAACTGTTGACTCTGTTTTGATTGCTCGGATGAAACCTTCCGCCATTTCTTCTGCGAGTTTTTCTTGTCCTGAATTAACAGCATAAGGATTCGCATCGAGCGGTGTGAAATCTGGGGTGGCCTCTCCTTCTATTGGCTCTGATTCCACAGGCATTCCATTGGAAGGATCCCCAGCTGCCACAGTTGCTATGGTGAGAAGTGTCGCTGATAGTATTAAAAGAATTTGTCGCATTCAATTATTCTCCAATCTTCCATCCCCCAGCATTTTTGACGAATGCCCAGAAGTATTCGTGGACCTTCGCTTCCGCCTCCTCCCAGGGGAATCCTGCGGGATCCCACTTGCGCGGCGAGCAGTGGAGGTGGCCGATCATACCGACGTGTTCGAGGTGCTTCGGGTGAACCTTCCTCGGGATCTCTCCCTTCCCGTTGCGAGGGAACTTCGGAGGGATCGAAAACATCTTTTCAAAAGGTACTGCAGAAAGACTACCGGCCCTGTAGCTCCAGGACTTCCGCTGACCGAGTCCGAGCGCGGAGATGGCGTACCAAAGGCCAGCGGCCCAGCGGCATACCGCATCGACTTGGGGTTCGGGAAAGCAGAACACCTTCATCTGCATTCCCTGCAGAAGCTCATCCTTCACAGCGTGCGGAAGGTTCCCTGTTCGCGCCCGATTTTTTGCGGAGTAGTAGTCAGGTCGCTTCTTCGCATTGGGCCAGAGACAGCATTCATTTCCTATGCTGATCTGATTGTGCTTGCCGGCGTGTTTTGCGGCCTTTACCGCATCGAGAAATTGATAGATGCGACCGTCGTCTTCGGTGGCAAACGGCACGGAGAGGCCGCGCTGGTTGTGGAGCACCTCCCGCATGATTGCGGGATCCTCGCGGTCAGCTCCGGAGTGGTGGATAAAAACTTGGCGGATCCCCGCCACTCCACCCTTCCTCTCCTTGTACCGTTTGCCCTGGATGACTCTGGTCCTCACCTTCCCAGTTGCGAGGTCTTCGGTTTTGACTACAGAACGGTTCGTGTCGTACTGCGAGAACCCTTTGTCCTCCCACCACTTGATGACCCTCGTACCGATGTCGAAAGCTACCTTGTCCAGGATGAACGCATCCTCCGCCCTGAATGGCTTTCCGGTCAGCGATACCTGATATTTGATAGTCATCACATCTTCCCTTCTGTCATTGCTCGCCGCGGATCATACCACGATTAGCCATTGTCCTGCGAGTTACTGCCCGGCCGTTTTGCTCGTCGTACTATATCAGCCAGATCGCTGACGTCCTGCGGCTTCGTCTCGCTCTGTTGTCCTCCTGCTCCCTGCCGCATCGCAGAGCCGAGAACTGAGGCCATCGCAGCGGTCTGCATCGCCATCTCCAGCTGGATGCAGTACATCTCGGCGCGACCTTTGACTGATGCGAGAGTCTCGACAACTTGGCAGTGATCCCTGATGCGATCCTCTCCGACAAAACGGTGCGCGAGATTCTCCAGCCGTTCTACCTCCTCAGTAATTGCGCCGTGAACCCGCGCTTTTATTTTCTCCTCTGGGGTTTCGGGGCGTCCCTGGTTCTCTTCGCCATCAGACTTCTCTTCTGTCTCAGATTCCGTTGTGTTTTTTTCTTCGCTCACAGCTTCTCCCTTCTGTCCGCAAAATGCGGTGCGGCCCAGCTATCAATCTCATCATAGTCGGGCGGTAATAGTTCTACGACTTCGCAAGCCCCGTCTCCGAGGATGTTGTCGGTCGCGTCATCATACTCGATGCTGAAGTCGAGCGCGAGGGAGGCTGGCTCAGAGGCGATCCAGGCGCAGATAGCAGCACGTTTTCCGCTGCTGTCAATGGTTCGTTGGTCTCCCAGGATCCGTACCAAATATCCGCCCTGTTTCATCCACTTGTCCACAAGGTCCGAGGCTGGCACATGGCCGTCGCGAACGACGAACTCAGGTAGGCCATCCTTCTCGACTCCGGCGTCGACTGCATCACTGTGGTAGCTTTCCAGCGTGGTCTGCACGGCGCGTATCAACCGGTCCTCATCTGGCACTGGCTCGACTTTGGGATCCTCCTCGGTGTCGGTGTCGGTGTCGGTGTCGGTGTCGGAATCATTGTCCTTTTTTTCTGAGTCGGTATCGTCCTCGGGGAGATCAAGTTGTCTATCGTCACTGTCCAGCATGTCCAGCGGCAAGATGCCGCTTTCAGCAGCCAGCTTGTCTCGAACCTTTGCTCGGAGGTCGCGGATCTTTCGCGGCGTCGGCTCCTTCTTTTCATCCTCTCCCGCAATCCGGATCGCGTCTTCGGCTGCAGCGTCCATCGCGTCGACAATCTGGAGTACGTCGTGAGAACATCCGGAGAGAAAGTCCGCGCAGATCCACTCGAGTGCGTGTCCCTGCCACGTCTGCTCCCTGAACTTGTCGTTGGCACAGTTTGCGACTCGCACCGCTTCCATTGCCTTGTCGATTACATCCTTCTGGTCACCCTTCATGATGCGGAAGCGAAGGGTGATATACTCGGCGCCGAGTCCTCCAGTTCCGTCTCCGACTTTCTCCCCAGGCGTGGGCCCATCACTCGCATCTCCAGGCTCGTCATCGGGAGTCACGACAGTGTTTGCCAGCGCGTATAGAATCTCCTGTTGACGGACGCGGATCGTGGCGAGGTTTCCCTTCACCGAGGATCGCAATCCGCACTTCGCGCAGACCAATGAAATCGCAGTGCGCGTTCGCTTCTTGATGTCGAATCTTGTCGAGCCGCACTGGCATGCGAGGATGCGAGTCTCGGAGGTTGGCACCCCATCCTTGGGATCGGGTTTTGACTCCTTCTCCTTTTTCGGCTCCTCCTTTTTCGGCTCCTCCTTTTTCGGCTCCTCCTTTTTCGGCTCCTCCTTTTTCGGCTCCGGTCCTGAATTCTTTGCGTCTTTTACCACCTCCAGCTTTGCCTTCTTCGGCGTCTCCGATGCTGTTGACTTTGCCGGCGCTGTCTTCGCCTTCGCCTTCGGCTTCGCCACCTTCCTTGTTTTCTTTGCCTTTGCCTTTGTTGTCGCCATTTGTAGCGTCTCCTTTCTAGTACTCAGAATTGTTAGGCCCGCGCCGTTGCGAGGCACGGGACGGTGCACCTGTTCCTGCGAAAAATCCCTCTGATCGTTTACTCTCTTCAGTCGGCCCTGTATAGGATCCCGCTGGCGGCTTGGCATACTTCCCATCGCGCTCATCGGGGAACGGTCCATCACTCGCAATATCCCAGCCACGAATGAACATGCGGGAGAGGTCCGACCACAGCCGAATCGTTCCTGTCTTTCCGTGAGTAGCCTTCGCAATAATCAACTGGGTGTCGGGATCGTCCTCGCACCCTTGCCGGTAATATCCGCGACGGTACATGAACCAGACGACTCGGGCAATTTGCTCGATGGCGCCGCTCTGTCTCAGGTCGTGTAGCGTGGGGCGTTTATCCTGCCGCCTCTCCACCTCCCTGTTCAGCTGCGTGGCGAGTAGGACCGGGATGTCCAATTCCTTCGCGATGTCCCGCAATCCCTTTGCGGCATTCTCAACTTGGTTGGTCTGGTTGTCTCCTTTGTCGGTAAGTTCACCGAGGTGATCCACGATGAGGAGGTCCAATCCGTGGACCTGTTTATGGAGTGCGGCAACCTGGGCGATCCGCTCGGAGGAGAGGCCGGGAGAGTCATCGATCCAGAGGGGAAGTTTTGAGATCTGCGTTGCTCCCTGGATCAGTTTCGGCCAATCGTTATTGTGAATAGATCGCAGCATCAAGTCGTTGAGATCTACGTCACCGAATCTCGCCAGTTCTCGCAGAATGACATACCGTCTCGCGTCCTCAGTTGGGATGTAGAGGGTATGCCGATTGGCAAGCGCGGCATTGGTTCCGATGTTGAGGCACAGTGCCGACTTCCCCATCCCTGGACGTGCGCCGCAGACGGTGAGAAGCCCAGGCCATAGTCCTCCGGTAAGTTCGTCGATGGTCCCTATCCCAGTACGATCGAGGCCGGCTGGCATCGTTCCAGATTCCAGCTCATCGAAGACGGCTGAGAGGTCATCCCCCACTCGCACGGGCCCGTCTCCTCCGTCTATTGCGGAGGCCATTGTGACCGCCTTCCGCGCCCCAGCTAAGTAGCCACGAACATCTCCGAACTGGCCTCCAAAACCATCTGCTACAATCTGCTGCGCGGCATAAATCATCCGGCGAGCCGCTGCGTGATCTCTCACAATTCTTGCATAGTGATCTACGTTTGCGGCAGTAGCCACAGATTCGGTGAGCCCGTTCAGCCCCATGGCGCCGCCGATCTTGTCGAGGCCTCCGCGCTTCACCAGTTCGTTGCCGAGAGTAACATGGTCGACCGGCGCTCCTTGACTTGCGAGCGCCAGCATCGCTGCGAAGATGCGACGGAATCCTTCGATGTAGAAATCGGCCCCGTCGATAAGAATACTTCGCACGATAGGTAGCGCATCATTGTTCAAGAGTACCGCCCCGAGGCATGCCACCTCGGCTGTCTTGTCGTAGGGTGGTACCAGCCCAGCACCTATTCCTGCTGAATCGTTCATTGTCCTCCTCTCCTCGTACCCCTGACCTTATCGGCCAGATCGGTTCCGTGTCTATACATTTCGGTCACCCCGCCCTTCGGGTTGTCTTGGTCCTTCACCGCAGCATTCCAAACGAACCGTGCGAGGTCGCGCTTCGCTCTCTTCGGATTCGCGACGGTCCACCCTGCGAGCTTCGCAATTAGGGTAGCTACATCAACAGAGGGACAGGATTCATTGAGCTTCTGTGCTAACTGAATTGGTCGCTTTGCATTTTTCCAGAGTGTCTGCTCTCCCTTCCCTGGTATGAGAAACAATTCGCGCTGCATCGCAACATAAATTAAACGCAGCCGCGGGGTCGCATCAATTGGCGGATCAGTTTCCGGATCGGCTCCGAGGTCAAGAAGAGGAGTCGGGGTGATATGCGGCTTCCGCGTGTCGCCCTCCTCCCTCTTCTCTTGATCCTGATCCTGATCCTGATCCTGATCTTGGCTCGGAAGGGGCTCGGAAGGGGCTTCGCCTACGTCCTGTAAAATTCGCTCAATATCTCCTGCTGTAATTGAGTATGCAGAAGCGTAGATCTCAAAGAAACGCTGCAGTAGTGCGGTCTTGGGCAGTCGCGACAATTCCTTGAGGAGTCCGATGCGACGGTTATCTTTCGGGGCGAGACGCGCTCCGAGTTGAAACTTCGCCATCTTCACGACGAGAACCATGTCGGATTTTTCATCGAACTCGCAAAACCCCATCTTGCATAGCTTCCCAAGCCCCTTTGAAGCCCCTTGTGGATCTATCCCAATGTCCTGTGCCATATAGGGAATTGGGCAATAGTAAAGTCCAGACATGGATGAATGCGGCGAAGTGATAAGATACATTGCAATGCGTTGTGCATCGCCGTCGCCTCGCAATATCTTCCCTGTTTCCCCTATCCAGAAACGGCCCGATACTATGCTGTAATCGCGCATAGTCTTACTGTCCCTGTCGACCGCGACGACCTCCGCGCTTCGGCTCTTTTCTAAGTTCCACACCTGGCTCATCGTTGGTCTTCTGCTCTTCCGCTTTGAAACGTTCCGCCTCTTCCTGATCGATGCGGTTGGCCTCCGTCTTCTCCTCCTCTGTCATCTCCCTGTCGCCCTCCCTGTCGCCCTGCTCCTCCTCGGCCCTTGCTCCCTTGCGCGCTTCCTCCTCTTCCGGGGTCGGCTCAATGACAGGCTCCTTCCCGCTACTCCCAGAACCTTCTGGCGGCGGTCCCTCATTGTCACCCTGGCTGACGCCTGACTCTCGAAGCATCTGTTCGCGCAGACTCCCCATCCGGATGAGGCTTGTGGTCTGAACGGGCCCGTCGCCGGCAGCTACGGATCCAGTTGAAGTCCCGTCGAGAACCGCACTCGGAATTATCTTCTGAATGACATCCTGAAGATCCTGGTTGCGGCCCGATTCTGCCATGCTCACCAGAGCAGCTGCGCGGTCGAAGTCGGGAGAGAGATCCCAGAACTTAGCTGACCAGCGAACGGCAGTCTTCTGGGCCATCGCTTCGATGTAAGTGATCCACGGAATCTTGCGAATCTGGTACGCGCTCAACTCCTTCTCCTGCTCGTTCTCGTTCCATTTTTTATAGAAGATCTCCGAGCCATCACTCCTCACTTCCACCCTGATATTCTTGTCTGCCAGGACCCGGTCGCGATGCTTGAAGATCGCCGCCATAGCATACGGCTGGCCGAAGTCATAGAAGCCGTCGTGGTATCTCAGCGCGGCGTAGACAGCAACCATCTGGCCTCGTTCCTGCCGCACATTCCACGTGTGATGGAGAAAGGGATCAGACCCGAGACGGTGAGAAAACTCATCGTTCTCATGCACGATGATTGCCTCGACCTTACGGACCAGCGGGTCGCGTCGGGCCAGCTTCATCAGTCCTCGGTATTGGACCTGGAGTTGCGTTAGCTTTCTCCACTTCCACTGATTCCCCTCCTTGTACTTCGACGACCGTGCTTCCAGGTATGCCTCCCCGAGTGGACCCTCGAACCGAAGGCCGAGAGTCGCAGCCTCGAGGATAGCTCCGAGCGTGGAGTTTGGTTCCGATTCTAGAACGTCTTTGTCTCCTCCAATGTTGGTCAGCGCGGCATTGATCCACGCGTCCGGATCCATCGAAGACGGGAGCGATGATTTGATCATTTCGCGAATGCCTTCGGACTCCAACCATCCCTTTACTTTCTCGTAGTTTTGGTGTGCCATCTTCCTCTTCCTCTCCTCTGGGCGTCAGCCCAATTTTTGTGTGACTGCTGCTGCTGCTAATTCAATGGCTGCGCGGATTTCACCAAGCTCCATCTCCAACATGGCTGCGTAGAGATCGGCCCGTGCGCGAAGCTCATCGAACTCTTCAATGCCTACCTCGATATCAATGTCCTTCCCAGCAAACTCTTGTAGCTCAAGTTCAACGGTGACGATCTGAGAATCCTTCGCCTCGTCTCCGGTCTTCGGACGGTCCTTCGGTCCGTAGTGATTGAACTGGACATGCGGTTTCCCCTGTACCTCGTACTCCTTGAGATTGAGATCGGGGAAGTCGGCCTGGAGCGCAGACTTGCTGAAGGACTTCCGCCCAGCTACTTCGCGGTATAGGAATTTATGCCGCCCGATTTGTACAGCATCGAGCTTCGCCTCAGACATCACTTCTGCGACCATTTTCTTTGCCGCAGCCATCGACCTCGCGGCTGTCAGTTCGCGCTCCTTTGCGAGCTTGTAGGTGTTGACTGCGTCCTGCCACGCGTCTCCCTTCATCTGGCTGTACTTCGACTTCGGTTTTACCAGAACGGGCTGGTCGTACTTCTTTGCCTTCGGAGGGATAGACGGCACGACGTTCTCGTCCCAGAAGCGTTTGGCGTTGCTCCTGATGATCTCGATCATGGGCTGATCGATGGGGAGGTCGATGATTTGAAGCGCGACGTTCTCGCACTCATAGATGACGACGCGGGTGCCCTTTATTTTTCCGATCCATTTCTCAGCATCGGCGCCGAGGAAGGGCAACGGGCATACGTTGGCACAGTGCGCGAGGTGCATCGATTGAATCATGTAGTAGTCGCGGATCCCGCTGGCGCGGAAGGAGTCTGCAACCCGTTGCATCGGGCTTTTAATTTCCAGCACCCAACCGTCCTCTATGAAGCCGTCGAAGTCTGCGAAGAGAGGAGAGTTGGGATCCCAAACCTGGAAGGTCTTGTACCTCTCCTCGTCCGTCTCAGGGGCATAAACCTTCAGGCCCGATTGCATTGCGTAGAAAGCTGCCGCGAGTGGCTCATATGTATTTCCACGCCGGAGATGCGGGTTGTTGTCTGTACTGAGGAGGTCATCCTCGGCCAGGGTTTTTTTCTTGTCGATGTAGAGGTCCACAGGCGTATGCTCAAAGACCTTTCCGAGGGCAAGCACCGGGGAGTCCGAAGATCCCACGCCGCGCTGTCTGCCGATCAACCATTCTAATTTTGCGCTCATTCTCTCTCCCTTTAATCGAGGCCGGGGAACGGCTCGACTTGTTTCGTGAACCACGCGACGTCAGAGTCGCCGTGGTAGCTGCACGGTTTGCGATACGGACACGGCGCTGACCTCTCCACACACGCATTTGCGTTACGGGGCCACGCGTCCCGACCCGCGTAATAGGTGGAGAGATCCAACAACTCTGCGGTGTCTCTCTTCCAGAAATGAATCGCATCTTCCGATGCCTCAACAGAGACTCGGTATGCGAATGTTTCTCCTCTCCCAACGATGTGAGTCAGCAGGCTGGAACACTGTGTTTCCGCCTCCTTTATATCGAGGCCGGCACGGACCACAGCGCGGTGCCATTCTTCAAAAGTAGTATCGCAACCACGCTTGCTCATGCCGCCGATCCCCGAGCCTTCACATGCGTCGCACTGGATATGCGTAATCTCTCCATCCACCTTTTCTCTGTGCGGCATGCTTCCTTTTCCCTTACAGTTTCGGCACTGAATAGTGTCAGGGATTGACGGAGCTTTCGTCCGTAGGACTTCCACCACAGCTGATGTGATTTTCACGCCGGAAGCGCGAGATGCGATCCACATTGATCCTACGAGGCGAAGGTCTAACTCGAGATCATTTGCGACGGCTTGCGGATCCTGGTTCGACGTGAAGCGCCGCACCAAAACTGCGGGAGGAAGTTCGCCGCGGTCGAGTACCCCATCGATTCGATCCGCATAGGTGAAGGTATCGCCCAGCTTCTCCTCAATGACTCGGTCGACAAGGGGCCGACCGCTTTTGTCGAGCATGAAGTTGAACCGCCCATCACCGAGAACCTCCTCGTAGTGAAAGAGAATACCCCGCGCAGACTCCTCAAGATCGGTAATGACGTGGAGCCACTTTTCATGCTCATCGCGGGAGACATTTCCGATGGCGCCGATAAGCTCATCACGGTAGGCCATGACGACCGCCTCCGCTGCTGCACGGACACGGATCGGGTTGAGTCCTCTCACCTCCGCATAGTCCCGATCACGGAGAGCGTCTCGAAGTATCGGCTTGATCTTTGGAGGCCACGGTGGGGGCTTCCGTCCCTTCGGTCTGCAGTTGTCGACATACTCAATTTGGTATCGCCGCGCACAGGTCGCGAGCGCGGAAATCATTCGCGGCGTATGCCGCCCTGACGGTCGTTCGTTTTCCATTACCTCCTCCTCGGCCGATTGGCTGCGGCCTAGGTTGCGTTGTCAGTCGCCTCCTCAAAGGTGGGGAGGAACGCTTCGCCATATTCTTCTGACGTAACCTCCTCCAGCAATTCCTCCGGAGCTACACCGAGCACCTTGGCATACTCTTTCAGCACGCTCGTCTTGGGATCTCCTCGCATCACGACATCGTGAACTCGCTGGGGTGTCTTCTCGAGCTGTCTTGCAAACTCGCTGAAGGACCACCCGCGCTGTCGCAGCGTGAGCAGAATTCGCGCCCTGAAATGGTTTATTTTCTCGTTCATAAAAAACCTCCTGTTCTGTTTCCCTTACTGTTGCATGCGAAGTCTGTACGCTAAACGCATTTTCTTTAAACTGAAAGTTTTTTCCAGCTGTACCCCGCCTTTTCTGATAGCTCGCCAACCTCCTTTTGTTATCACCCTTCATGTTGCTTTCGCATGTCCTTTGTGAGCTTCACAACGATGCCGAGTAACGCCTCTTTCGAGAAGCTCCGAATGCGATGTCCTGCCCAAAGTATGCCGGCGCTTTGCTTCCCTGCGATGTGCTCCATCCTCCAGTTTATTTTCTCGAGACTTTCCTGCTGTCTCCTCTCTGAGACTTTGCTCATTTCTGAGTCATTATCGGCTACCTTCTGACCGCCTTCCAATGAGTTTGCGATGCGGTGTAGCTCGACTGCGACGCGACCTATTTCCGCTGCGATTTTAGGGACATCGCCCTCGTAAAATTTCCTGCCGATTCCGGTCTGAAAAAATTCTGGTCCGGCCACTTGATCCTCCTCTCCCAGCTGGTCTGGGGTTTATAGTCACACTAGAATACGGTTCCGTTTCCCTACTCTCCTTGACCATCCTCCTCCCTCAAAGACCTATTATATCCTGCTCCGTCACTCGGGACAGCCTCCTGGCCGTCGTCCTCCCCCCAGGATGACCTGGGAGTCCTCTTGACCACTCCCAGCCCTGTATGCCCTCCTGGGCCGTCTCAGCCCCCCATACCTTTGGGAGGTCCATTTGGCATAAGCATAGTTACAAGACCTTCCTCGTCGAAGTATCTAACCATGACGGGCCCTCGGCGCCGAAGCTCCTTCAGGGAGGCGGCAAGGCCGATCCCCAGGCCATAGGTAACCGCCCCTGTCTCTTTCATCCTCGCCGGACTCCCGGCCCCTACAGCCTCCATAAACGCCCTGTACTCAAGGAGGATTCTCTCGGCCCCTTCCCGCCGTGGTACCTGGTCTGAGATTATGAGATCTGCGATAGCCTCAATACGCTTCGAGGCGTTCCCTGCAGCGAATGGATCTGGTGCTTTACCACGCTTCACTTTCTGACCTCCTCTTCCTCTCCGAAATATTCTTCTTCGCAGCCGGGGCACAAGCCGTCAGATACCAGGGCCGTCACCCTGTTAATCGGGTGTACGGCGTCTACCCACCTCCAGCAATTTTCTACTCCAGCGGGAACCTTCTGTTTGCCGCACCAGCTACAAATTGTGATGGCGATATTCATTCTGATTGCCCTCAGACTTTCCCAAAGAAATTGTGCATTGTTTTTTCATCGCGAAGTGCGTCTGCGAGGACTACGGTATCGTCGCTAAATTTCTCATTGCAGCCTCGGCTGGTTTGACTCCCGACCAGGATGGAGTAGCAGGAGAAATCCAACTCGTTGCGTTTTCCCTGCCATGCTTTCAACCAGGATTCTGAGATGTGAGATTGACCGTCTGTAACCATGACGATGTCGGCCTTCTGGAAGGCTCCTTGGTCGCGGATAATATTAACGGCGTGATCCAGACACGGTTCAAATTCTGTCCCCCCGCAGGCGGCGAAAAAGTTTATCGCCTCGGTGATCGACTCAGGCGTCATGGCGGCGCGATTCTCGAAGACGTCGGTACGGAGTACTGAGGATCCGAAATGAACTATCGCGAAGGATCGATTCTGCTTCTTCGCCACATCCATGAAGGCGAGGCATACCGCAGCGGCCCAGACATCTGCATCGCCAGATCTCATGGATCCGGAGGAGTCCAGAACCATCACGATTGGTCCCTTGTGATCCTTCTGCTTGTCGGCTTTCTCTACACAGGCGAGGCTGCGCTCCGCATACTTTGCGGCGAAGAGGGGGCGGAGCTTCGGTGTGCTGAAGACCAGTTCCCGAAAACAGAGGTTACTGAGGTCGTTGGAATAGCGGCGACCCACCCTCTCTCCTGTGCCGAAGCGCGGTTTTTTTCTCTGCTCTTCCGACGCGATGCGACGAAGGCGTCCTGCCAGATCTGCTATCTTGCGAAGCCGGTCGTTTCCTCCCACAATCTGCGCGAGCTTCGCGCCGGTTGCCATCACGGTCTGTCTTCCGTCATGCTGATCGAGTCCTATCCCATACGCTTCGACCAGCGCGTTCATTTTGTCGATAGCCTCTCCTGCAGCCTTCGCCGCTTTCCGCATTGCGGTACGGGCCGCAGTCATATCGATTTCTTCGGCTGCGGCTTCTGAATCCTCGCGGTCCTTCTCCATTTCCTCCAGGACTTCATCAAGGGTTTCCTCTATGGCTTCAGCCTGCTCCTCGTCTCCCTCCGCCTCGGCGTCAGCCAGGAGCCTCTCCAGGTAGTCTACGGCCTCTTCATCGGCGCGGAGGTCTCCGACGGGAGAGGACGGCGGCGCGAGCTTCGTCATCAGGTCGTCTATCATCGCGGTTGTGACTACTCCCGACCATCCATCATTCCCTACCGTCTGTGCGCGGAGATCATTTACCTCGGGCACGTCCCGCATCGCTCGGTCCAACTTCTCAAAAACCTCCGCACCTTCCTCTACCGCTTCAAGGCGGCGCGGTTCATCAGCATGAAAATAGTGGTACATCTCTGCTGCGAAATCGGGGAATGCTGCGTAGCGATTGCGGCCTTCCGCCTCCGCTTTCTGCGCGGACTCATCGGTCAGCGTGTGATGCGACCAGAGGTGACGGTCAAACTCGGAAGCCTCGTAAATTAGTGGGCGCGTTTTCATCGTAACCACCTACCCGGCGACCGGGCGATAAAGTGTTATTTCCTGGCCCCTTCTCGCAAGCTGTTTCAGCGCGACCTCGACGACCTCGACGGCCTCCTTCACGGAGTCGTTGTCGGGAGACTTCTCCGCAACATCCATGATTGCGTCTCGGCGTCCACCAAGCTCGGCCTGTATCTCTCCCATCTGCTTCGCGGCGGCTGGCTTCGAGAGCGTTCCGATTTTGACATCGGCTACTGACGGCAGCTTCCTCATTGCGATGCGAACACCGTCGATGATGGACGTTGCTTGCGAGCCGTAGGGGTCAGCGGCATTGCCTACCACCTTGAGCAGCGCGGGGCGTTCGGTGTGAACCTTCCAGAGAGTATCCGCGAGGACCAGGAAATCGTTCGGCTGTACGCTGTCGTGTCCGTTTACCACGGCGCGAGCTCTTATCAGTTTTGCGGCCTTGCCTATCCAGGTTCGGTCGGAACCTGCGAACCCTGCGCTCTCGATGGCGGATTTGATACTCATCAGAATTCTTGCCTCATCTATTCCCCAGGGAATCTGGTCGGCCATGATTCTGAGAGCTTCCAACTCGCTGCGGTTGAGTGTCGCGGTCACGGCGGGAGTCCCTGTCGTGAGAAGTCCGAGAAGGGCGTTCTGATCTCCGATGCTTTCTACCCAGTAGCGTAGGGTGAAGCGGTCGTAGAGGGCATCGAGGGAGGGATCCTCGGGGTACTCGTTCGACATGCCGAAGACAGTCTCGAGAACGAGGTCGATCATCTCGGCGCCGTTCCGCATTTTCCTCTGCTGCGTCGCGAGGAGGAATCCATTGAGTAGGGCACTGCCGGCCTTGAAAATTTCATCCAGAATCCAGACCTGCTTCACGGGCGCGACTCCGTCTACACATCTTTCGTAACGGTCCTCATTCATCATCTTCTGTGCGCTGAAGATCCCGAAGACCTCCTCCGGCGATGTGTCCTTCGTGAGTTGAATCTCGAAGACAGAAAAGTCGATGCACTCGGCAATCGTTTCGGCTAGTTCTGTTTTCGCGGTGCCGGGAGGTCCGAGAGCGAGCATGTGTTCCCTGGCAATCAGCGCGGTTAGCGCACCGTCGATGGGTGCGGACCTCTCCACGAAGTGAGCCTTGAGTTGGGTGCGAACCTGGGAGAGGTGTGCGAGGACTTCGGGGCGGAAATTCTTCATCAGTTTTTGGGCATCATAGACCGCTTGTTTTTTTGCCTTCGCTGCGGTCTTCTGCATCGCCTTTTTTTCATCCTCGGACTTCGCCCGATTCTCAATAACCCTCCGCTGTTCTGCCAGCTGAGTCATCAGCATCTTGCATTCCATCTGGGCCAGCATCGCGTCTGCGGCATCGGCCCCGTTTACTGCGCGTTGCGCGAGGTCCATCAGGGTTTCGTTCTTGCTAAGTGCGTTCATCTCGTTCTCCTTTTCGTCGCGACCTCTCGGGTTGCGGTTGTGATTAGCCTCTCCCACCTTACGCGCTCATCTCGATGACAGCAGCCTTACGACCCTTGCGAGTTTTCTCGGGCTTCTCGGCGGCCTTTGCGGCCTTGTCGGCGGCTTTCTTTTCTTCCCTCTCCTTCGCCTTCTCGGCCTTGCGCTCCGCCTTCTCCTCTTCCAGCTTCTCAGCCTTCTCATTCTCTTCGGTCTCGCGCTTCGACAAATCCTGCGTAACCCGCGTGGCGCACAGGGTGAGCTTGTCGGTCAGGTCGTCGATTGTGGTACCCAGAATCGACTGGTAAAGTTCGGCCTTGGCGCGAAGCTCGTCGAAGTCTGCCATGCGCTTCTCCAGGGTACTCGTTCTCACGTTCGTCCAGCCGTCCTTGGCGTAGTAGTCCATCAGAATGATGAGGTCAGCAAGCTGTCCTTCTAGACCGTCGCGGGTAGCTGCGCGAAGTGACTCGATAGTCTCCTTCGTATCGAAGGTCGGAATGACTACGGTAGTCATCCTGATCTCTGTCATAAAACCGTGCCATGCGCGGACCTTGTCGGCGTTGATTGCGGGGAGGTACCAGAGTCCACCGTGAGGGAGGACGGGACATGCGGCCCACTTCTTGAAAGCCTGCTGGAAGGCGCTCCGGATGTCGTTGGTGAGATAGGTATAGGCAAGCTCCAGATATTTCTCCTTGAGATCGACTGCGGCGACATGCTCGGGATCCTCCACGATGAGGCAACCCTCTGGGCTCGCTCCCTCGCGATATGCGCTCTTGTCGAAGCCTACTTTTATTTCTGTCTCGAAGCTGACGTCCTTTGCGGAAACGCTATCGTCGGAATCGTCTACCACTTTCGAGGTCACGATGGCGTGAACCAGCTTGTCGGCGGAGTCCTCCACGATGCGGGCCATCGGCTTGCCGCTGCTGTCCGCCTTGCCGACTGTGAAGACCAGGGAGATGGCTTTCCGGTAGCAGGAGTTCGGGGTTGTTCTCGGGAAGGCAAGGTCATCCTCGATGCCGAATTTTACTGCGGCTGCGAGAACCTCATCCTGTCTCCGAGTACCGGAGAGGCTCCATCCACATAAGTCTCCCAAATGCTTTCCCTCGGCTTGCTGGATAGCCTCTTGAACTTCCGTTGCCTTGATCGGGATATGCGCGGTCGGAACCGGCTTCGGCTGAACGGCTTTCTTCTCCGCAGCTGCGCGGTTTTTCATCTCCTTTTTCGTGGGCGCGGAAGTTTTCTCAGGCGCCGTTTTCTCCTCCACTTTTTTCTCTACGTTCTTCGCGGCTTTCGTCGCGGTTTTTTTCTCTACTTTTTGCGGCTCGACTTCCGCGCCGGCAGCGAGAAAACATTCGATGTCGTTGAGGTCCATCTCTGCTCCGAGGCCGAGAGCTTCCGCCATCGACGTCGTCCAGCGACCCAGGATTTTATCTCTGCGAGCCCAGGACTCACGGAGGAGCTTGCGAGCTACGTGCCGGACCTCTTTGTCCTGGTCCTTGTCCTTGCTGATGGCCTTGGCGATGTCCGTTGCGGTGTGAACGAGAATGTTCGTTGTATTCTGGGTCATAGTATCCTCCTGAGGCATTGCCTCATGGTTATCGATCCGCGCAGAAAGAGCGCGGGATCGTGGCTGCGAAACCTGCGAAGTATTTATCCTATTCTGTATCCTAAGATTCATCATCCAGTACCAATATACCTAATAGTCTTTTATTGTAAAGATAATTGGGTACTTATCTCCACAACTATTTAGGGAACAATATATCACTTTTCTTCCTCTCCTATTCCTGGCAGTGGGCCACATGCCTCCGGACCTTCCCACGGTCCCCAGTGCCCTGTAGCTACTACCCACCGTTGAAGGGCTGGGTAGTCATAGCGGAGGCACTGCGCGGGATCGATTTGGCCCAGCGCGTAGAATAGCCTGCTCGGGAGTGTTAACCCCTTCTCCACCTCCATGCATAGAACCAGGGTGGGTTCCTTCCCTGCCGCCTCACCATGCGTCTCGGCCTTCTCAAACCACGCGTGACCGTACTCGCAGAACGGTTCGACCTGGAGGGTCGGACGGCCGTGAATGAGGAGGAGTCCATCAGCCTCTCCTCTCCCCGCGGCATCCATGAGCATGCGGCCAGCCACAGCGTAGCAGTCTCCCTTCATCAGTTCGGATCCCCGCGAGAAATCACACCGTCGTGGAGGAGGTCTAACCACCGGATCAGGTCCTCTACCCAGACGGATAATTCTTCCAGCTTGTCGGTACCGTATCGCAGCTGCAGCGCGTCGTTCATTTCGGTCACCTCCAGGCTATTCCCGATCCAGTTTCCCCTGATTGCGGCGATGCTCGAGATGCGAACCGTTACCCTCTTTCCGCTGCGTGTCACGACGACTTTAATATCCTCCCACTCGACGGGCCCGAGTCCGAAGTCGTAGAGCTTCCGGCCATACTTTTCTGCGATGAAATTTTTGAGGTTGGCTTCCATTTTTCTTCTCCCTCTACCAGCCGGCAGTGCGTTCGGTTTTGGGAAGGTCGAGCCATCTTTCCATTTCCCCTCGGATGTCTTCGAGCCACTTGATAAAATCACATGCCGCCTGTGCCTTGGCGAGCTCGTCCAGATGCGTTCCCGGGCTTCCGCCTGATGCCCAGCGCCGATGCTGAACTACGCTGCGAAGCTCCTCCCCCAAATAGTAATTCGCCATGCGGTGAAGCTCGGTGACTTTCTCCTCCGGAGTGGTCGCCGCGGCCATGTGCTTGTTGTTCTCAGGAGAGGTGTAGTGCAGGAATGTGGTGTAGTGTTTCTCGCGGTAGGCAACGACTCCAAGCTCCTCGATTCTCCAGCTGTATTCGTAGGTGGCGTTCTTCTTCAACGCATCGAGGATTGCTGTCTTCCGCGCAGCGTTTTTGTCCTGGCCTTTTTTCGCCCATTCGATAATGCGATTCGGCCTCTCTATTTTCTCTTCGGCCATCGCCTTTGCCTTCTCTCTGCGCTTCTTCAGTATCTCTGTCACCGCGATGTCCCACTCACCCTTCTCGTCGTGAGTCAGTATCTCGCGAACCTCGGGGAGAAGTCTTTCGACCCAGCTGTCAATTTTTCGGTTGACCTCATCTGTCTCTTCCACTGTTATCTGGTCACTGGGCATGTCGAGCGTGATGCGAGCCCGCTTTACCTCGCGGAGAAGGAGCTTGCTGAAGGCGTAAGGATCCGGCGTGGTCGGCAGCGTGATCTTCAGCCCCTTAAAAGACTTCAGATCTATTTCCGTTCTAACTACCCTTGCCACCTTCTCGGAAATGGCTACCCGAATCCCTGCTGGGTTCAGCCGGACAGTGCTGAAGATGCGGGTGATGAGATCCTTTTTTGCGAAGGCATTATTTCCACTGAGGTTTGAATTCTTTACCGGTGTCATTTTCGTTGATGTTCTTTTCGCTGATGTCATTTTCGTCTCTCCCTTGCGGCCGCCGAGGTCGCAGTTTGTGTTTTTATTCTCCAGCGTAATCATCTTGCTCTCCCTGGAGTAGTGAATCCGTTGACTGCGAATCTTTCCTTCTGCGCCCACATGATGCCCTCCTTCAGCGCGTCCAGCCTATTCTTCCGAATGGCTAGCGGAGTCCCGCGATAGTCGAGGGCCATCCACTGCCCTCGTTGCGCTGAGCCTTCCAGCTTCTCCACGGTGACTCTCTCCTCCTCCGCATCTTCCTCAATTCTTTTTTTCATTTCGCTGCGGGTCATTTCGATTCTCCCTTCTTAACTTCTCGAACCAGGGTGGCCGACAACCATCGAAGATCCCGTTCCTTCTTGGCTCGCATGGAGCCTTCTCCCATGTGGAAGTTGATGCGGTCAGCATCGTTCTGCCGGCGCTGGTTGCGCTCCTCTCTCTCCTCGGCGCCGCGCCGCACGATGCCTACCTTGCCGGTGCAATAATTGACCTTGCCAACGGTCTCCCATTTGGCCCCGTCCCTGTAACCGATGAGGACTTCGTTTCCTGGCTTCACGTCGGCAGCTTCGATGGCCCTGTACCCTTCGTCCGCATGATCCTGCTTGGCCTTGACCACTGTCTCGCGGGTGACTGCCATCTTGCCCATCGCAATATCGATTTTCTTGGAGGTGTATCTGCGGGAAGCGGGGAGGAAGAGTGCCTCGCCCTTCACGACGAAGGCGTAGGATTTTCCTTCGCGCTTCATCGGCGCGAGCGTGTACTCTTTTTTCCCAGCATGGCGACCGCGCTCGATGTACCTGATATTTGTAACGGCCATGTCGAAGGTTCCCTTGCGGGTGCGGATTGCGAATACGTCTCCGGTTTTCGGTGCTTTAAGATTCGCCATCGTTATGCCTCCTCTCGGGTCGGGAGAGCAGAGAGGATCTTGCTGAAGGTTTCCAACTCGTCCAGGTTGATTGCGAAGGAAACCCTGACGGCCTTGTCGGAAAGACCTTCCTTCACCGTGACTCCTCTTCCGTTGAATTGCCTGCGGGCTTCGTAGGCATAGCTGTTCGGAGTATCAAACCCGAGGGTCTTGCATGCCTTCTTAAAAGCTGCGCGGCGCCTGTCTTCGTAATTCGTTTTTTCCTCCCTGCGAGCCGCCCGTGCAATGATGCCCTTCAGCTTCGCCTCGACGCGCTCGACGGCCTTGGGAATGTCGAATCCTTTTTTCGGCTCGGGGTATGTCGTGACCTCTCCACATGCGCCGACCTTGTAACAGATTTTTCTCTGGCGTTTGTCGTAGGTGTGATAGCTGCGGTAGCCGTAACGGTCCACGATGACGGGACAGTATTCATTATCCACATTCTTGATGACGGTGCCGTTTGCCTCTACGGTGTGCCCGGCCTCCTTCAGCGCGCTGATGAGTGCGTCCATGAAAATTACTTCTCGTTCTGCTATCGTGATTTTGTGGGGTTTGGCTTCGATCATTTTCGTCTCTCCTTTGCGGCCGCCGAGGTCGCAGTTTGTGTTTTCTCTCGAAAGTTCGTTGTTGATTAGGGCGCTCATCCTGTATACCTGCCGCTGCGAATTTCCTGGAGGTGATTCCGGATGTATTTAGCGGGGAGGCGCGAGATCCTCTTGCGGTATTCTTCCCAGCCTTCAGCAAAATAAGGTGCGCAAATTTTCCCTTCTGCGATGCCCTTCTTCATCTCCGAGATTACCGTCTCAACTAGTTCCTGTTTCGGGGTCTTTTTTTCCTGCGTCATTGAGTCCTCCTTCGCGGCCTCCAGGGTCGCGGTGCAAACAGTGAAATTTCTTTCTATTCCTCGCATGATTTTTTCCCTAGTCCTCCAGCGGGTAAAGTCGGTCAAACTGCTCCAGAGAAAGCCTCAAAATTCTATCGTCCAAATCGCCAATTCCGCCGGCCAAAACTTCGCGGAAATCTACCCTGCGGAAAAAGTCTTTTTGGGAGAGAAATTTTTCCAGCTCCATGTGCGGTTCGCCGGCCATTAAAAATACCTTCTCGGAATCCTTCTTCAGAAAATCGGAAAAACCGAATTGCGCGATGAGCGCTACTAAAAATCTCTCTCTAATTTCGATAACCAATCCGTTGTCCTCGTTGACCAGATCTACTCTTTGGTTTTTCATGCTGTCCTCCGGGGTGGCTGCGTTGTTATTTCCTAATTTCATCCCCTACATAATACCTCTTTCCCTTTACTTGTAAAGATAATTGTTTCAGTTTAATCACATGCCTTTACCCTCCCACCACCACTGCGTTGTGGCTGATGACCTTTTTTAGCACCTGGGGATGGAGGCTAAACTGATGAACGATCGCCACCAGCCCCACCATTAGAGGCTCAAAAAAATGCGATTTTTTTTTAAAGAAAAGTGCGGACTGACCGCTAGAAGAGCTTAAAAACGTGAATGATGTATCCGGAGGAGGCGACGGCGGCGCCGATCAATCCGCCGATCCACAGGACCGGACGAGGTATTTCATAGTGTCCATTATCAGTGTCTCGAATGAGGATTCCCCGCTTCACTATGACCGTCCCAGTAGCGTCTGCGCGAAGCTCTGAAACGTCCAAGGCATCGTTGCTGTCCGACGTCTCGGCGCGACGCATTGCCTTACGTCTTGCGGGACAATTTTCCTCGTGAGATCCGACTGATTTTAAGATGCGTTCTGGAAGGTCGCGAAGGCTCGGTTTTATCTCATCGCGAACCTCGTACCAGAGTCCTCGAGCAGACTGCTCTTGAGCCGCTTGACTGCGACTAACTTCGCTGACTTCATTCCGCATATATTTCAGATTAGAAGAGACGGTACGAAGCGTTGCGGTGAGCGTTCCAAATGTCGCGCTACAGTCGGCACGCATGTCTGATTTCTTGCTGTTACCTTCAGGCTGATACTGAGCAGGAAAATCGCTACAAGATTCATGTTCATCCACCACTATATTCTCCACTAATTCCGCCGTATTTATTTCCCGTCCACCGGCATTTCTAGAATCTGTTTGAGCTGATCGTCCTGGAAGAATCCCGCCTGAATTCGCTTCGTAATATGGGGCCCGTACTTCTTTGAAATTGCTACGCTGCGTAGCTCGACCGCAGCTATCGTCTGCGCCCTCCCAGCGGTGCGCTCCTCCTCCTCCTCTTCGAGTCTTGCGATAGATGCCTCCCTGTCCTTCCGGTCCGTTGCCGCCACCTTCTCGAGCATCTTCTCTTCAGCTATTTTGCCGGCGCTTTTTTTGTCTTTTTTCTTCGCTGCTACATCATTCATTATCCGCTCCATATCATTGTCTTCCGCCTACTTTGCAATCCAATTTCTCGCGCTGTCGCCGTCTCCCTCTTTAGTGTATCGACACGTTGCGGTGTTCGAAGGTTAAGGTCTGTGCCGAGGCCGACTGAACGGCGAACCATACCCGGTCACCGGCGGTGAGGCTCATGATGCCGTTGCCGCCGCAGTTTTCGATGTCGAGGTTGTTAGAGATGAAAAGTTGGCTCGCCGCCTTCGCGTTTGCGGTAGCATTCATGACTGGCGTGACCTTTGAGACTTTCCTAGTGCCGAGAGATTGCGAGATCGATGCCGTGCATATGCCTCGGTACATCCCCGTCTTGTTGCACTGGAGGTAGCTGCCCATCTGCCAGGTGCATGCCTCGTTGCCCACGAACGCGATGTCCACCTCGAAATCATTGACGCCGAGATAGGTTACCGTACCAATACCGACATGGCTGGTTGACTGCACCGTCACGTAGTCGCCGTCAAGAAGTCCGTGCCCCGCGTCAGTGATCTTTATTGAAGTTCCGCTACCAGCCGTGATAGTGGCCCCTCCGCCGTCGGCCTTGCCTGCTTGGAACGTGAATCCACTTATCAGGTGCGGTGCAGTCGCATTGATGTTGGCGTTGTACATTGCGTACCATTCGTTGGCCGTGGCAAGGACTTCATCTGCTGCTACCGTGTTCCCCATCTCCGCGTAGTCGGTCGGAGTGGCAGCCAGGTGGTCAAGTAATCCTTGTTCTCTTAATTGTGCTTCCATCACTCACCTCCCCGTCATGTTATTACTTCACTATCCAACGTCCCATGCCGTCGGTGTGCGCGTTCTTGGCCAGGGGATAGGCGACGGTCGTGTCGGTCTGGTTGAAGCGCACCTTGCCCGTCATTTCTTTACGCAGTCACCGAAGAACCCACGCCGTCCGTGACCCAGTTTTTTGCGGCGGGGA